GTCTTCGTTCAGCTAAAAATGCGTTGAACGTTGGCGCCAATTTGATCGTAGGATTGGATGTCACCAGAGCTGGTGGATCTATCATTGGTAACTATATCAATAAGAAACCAAATAAGATTCAGTTCGACTATAAAGGATTCGACACAATGCTTACATTCGACATTTGGAGCGCAGGAGTTTGCGAAACAAATCTAGATTGTATTCTTGAGTTGTACGAAGAATTTGATGAGAACGATATTATTTCTTTTCGTGCTCTGTCTTATTCAGAATTGATGCGTTTCGAAATTCGAGACAACTCAATTGTTGAAGAGGACACCGCTTTACCATCAGGAGCCAATGATACATTCAATGGGAACAGTGATTGTGGAAAGTTTTATATTGATTGTACATGTCTTGAAATTCAAGACGAACTCAAGGAGCTGACAACTGCGACCGTGGATCAAAGACGATTCAGTATGTTGTCACTGAAGGAATTGCACGATGAAATTCTTCGTGTAATTTGTGGAGACGACGCCGACTTATCTGTCGACGACTGGATTTTGGAGAGCTTTAACGGGACCATCTACCAGAAGGTTCTCGCCAAGCGTGGTATAACTATCACTTCGCCAAGTAAAACTGGTGAGTTGAAAACTTATTACACAATTGATGAGAGCTCCGTCTGCAAACGTGGGTACGTTAGAGTAGCTCCAGGCATTTGGAAGATGCCACTTGATGCCAACGTCATATGGGATATGATGCTTTGGTATAAATCGAAACGAGCGTTGCCGATTCGCGAACAACATGAACTTCTTCAACAGACGTTCTATAACGCGACGAGAGAAGCAGCACTCCACGGACGAGAATTTTTCGATCTTTTCGTCAATACTATGCAAGGAATTGCTTCCACCCATGGACTCCGTTTTGACTTATTAAACAGTTACAACGGTGAAATGGATGAATTCTACGCAGCACACCTCACTTTTAACATGGAAGTCTGATTTGACTCCATTTTCCTTATTAGATTAAGGTGAAATGTAGAGGCCTCTACAGAGTAACAATAAACATTAGTGTTAGCTGTTTCCCATCCTGGAGCTTCCCTTTAGGGATTGGGTTGGACCTGAAATATGGTACTTCTTCCAGCGGGACTAACACACTAGTATGTAAGCGCAAATAATAAAAAGCGTTAATAATGCATTTTACTCAAAATTCTAAAAGCAACTGCCCAGTGCAAGTGCGCTCGCCTATAAAGGGCTGCGATTACTACACAAAGTGGCAAATTCGATATCAATTAAATCTGGATCAACTAATACGCATGCAAGAGCAGGCGCCAAG